TGTCACACCTTTTGCTTCACCTACCGCCACTCCTAGTTTTGCTTCTGGACTACCTTTATTTACTGGAGACGGAACCTCTGGCATCTACGTCTGGGGCGCCCAACTTGAACAGTCTTCAACCGCAACTCCTTACGTTAAATCCGACGTAACGTGGACTAGCCGTGCTTCTAATGCGACGTATTACGATTCCACGGGTACGTTGAGGAAGAGTAGTTATAACGAGCTGTTGTGGAGTGAGGAGTTTGATCGATGGACGCCAGCTAATATTACACTTACTACAAACGCTGTTGAAGCACCTGATGGTACGCTAACAGCAGAAAAAGTTGAAGGTGTAAATACTGTTAGTTCGTTCCTTTACCAAGCATTTACCAGTGCTCTTACTAATACAACTTATACGTTTAGTTTTTGGATTAAGTCTGTAGATGGTTCGTCTGGAACTTGGGGAGTTAACTACTAACGGCAGTAGTCACTACAGAACAACTGTACCTGTAACTGGTGAGTGGAACCGTGTTAGCGTTCAGTTTTCTAATTTTAGCTCTGTTTTTAACAATATCTATATTGCTGACAACCGAGATGATTTGGCTGATCTAACTGAAGCTTACATCTGGGGCGCCCAGCTAGAAACCGGTCCTTACGCTGGTGACTACGTTAAAACCGAAGGCTCTGCCGCCTCAAGCGCCCGTAACGTTGCCTTCCTACCTGATGGAAGCGGTAACTTTGTAAGTGCTGGTGAGTTGTTGCTGGAGGATGCTGGGACTAACCTTATTACTTATAGTGAGGAGTTTGATCAATGGTCAAAAGCTCAGTCATCAGTGACCGTGAACCAAATTACCGCTCCTGACGGAACACTTACTGCGGATAAACTTGTAGAAAATACGGATAATGACAATCACTATGTTCAAAGTAGTTCGGTTTCTGTTACTGGACCAGTTAGCATAACTGGAAGTGTTTACTTGAAAAAAGGTGAAAGGCGTTATGCTCGATTGCGGTTGCAAACTACTGCTGGTCCTAGGGTATGGTTTGATCTTGAAAGTGGAACCCAAACCGCTATAGATTTTGGATGCACGGCAACCATTACTGATGTTGGCAATGGTTGGTACAGGTGCGCTATTACAGCTCTAAATGTTTCAACTACTTCAGCATTAGCTCTTCAAGTTTTTATCCAATCAATTTCTGGCAATCAAACTAGTTACGCCGGTGACGGAACCTCTGGCATTTACGTCTGGGGCGCTCAACTGGAAACTAGTTCCTACCCCACCTCCTACATCCCAACCTACGGCTCTACCGCCACACGCGCAGCTGACGTAAGTTCAAGCAGTTCCAACACGTTTGGTAATAGTTTCTATAATCAGACGGAAGGGACGGTGTTTAGTGATTCAGACATTATTGCAGCAACACAAACCCAGTTGGTTTGGCGATTGACCGGAGGTACTTATTCAACCTCTCTACGTCAGCCACATTCTGGATCGCAATTCAGGGCAGTGATTGGAAATACTTTTAGCGCTAGTCCCGGCACTGGCGGCACAATCCCCGGAGTTACAAAAGCCGCCGTTAGTTTTTCTGGTACTGCTGGTCGATTTCAAGTTGGGACAAGTGGTGTTGATGTGACTGCCGCTGGCGCTTCTGATCCAAATGTTTTAAACATTGGAACTTACACAACAGCAAACCAGCTAAACGGCACCATCGCTCGCCTCACCTACTGGCCAACCCGCCTGTCCAACGATACCCTACAAACAATCACCAAATAAATATGGAAGAAGAACTCCTAGAAATTCCTCCGTCCCCTGGTCCTTTCTTCCGGTTTACGGATGAAACCGCCTGGTTGACGGCAGCACGCGCTGCTGGCTTTATGACTACCGTTACTGATGAAGACGGTAACGAAACTGAACAACTGGTTCAGTACACCCACAACTACGCCCTTGATGTTGTCGGCACGATCACCCGTGGTGGTGAGTGGGACGAAGAAGGCAATGAAGTTGTGGCACCTACCACTCTTGATGGTTTCCACGTTAACTACGTTGGTGAACTGCCTGAGGGGTGGGAAACTTATGAGGTAACGCCTAGCACGCCCCATCGCGTCTTTGCCTGATGAACCTATCCGCAACACTCAGGACAGCAGCTAGCCGCACAATCAAACGGCTGGGTGGCTTGGTATCAATCCGCTACGTGACTGCTGGCGCCTACAACGCCACTGATGGGTCAGTAACTGAAACGACAAGCGACACTGAGGTTCGGGGTGTTGTGACAGGGATCAACGCGCGGGAGGTCAATGAGCTGGTGCAAGCAACAGACAAGCGGCTTACCGTTGCAGCATCAGAGGTGCCATCAGCGCCAACTACTAAGGATCGCGTGTTGATTTCAGGCGTAGTGCATGAGATCGTGTCTGTGGACACGATTGAGCAAGATAATGAGCCCATCACCCATGAGCTAGTGCTGAGGGGTTGAGATGACGCGCCAAATTAAGTTCGGTGAGATGGGCCAATATTTTGAAGCGAAAGTCATCAACACAGTGAAAGCGGTGACGCTTGAATGGAAAAGCCGTGTGAAATTAGAAACGCCGGTTGATTTTGGCCGATTGCGCATTGGCTGGGAGAGCAGGATTGAGCCTTTGTATGGCGAGATCACAAACCGCGTGGAGTATGCCGAGCCAGTGTGCTTTGGCACCAACCTCCCGCCATCATGGGGTGGCCAATACAGAACCCGCAAAGGCACCCGCGTAGGGTTCCCAGAATTGATTGGCAAAGAGCTTGAGCCATGGGCTCAGGCACAATTCAGGAAAGATTGATGGCAGCCGCAAACCTCAACACGATCCGTTCAACCATTGAGGGCAGGCTGGCGACTGAGTTGGCCACAAGCCCTGTGGTCCCGGTGGTGTTTCACAATATGGCGTATGACCCGGCGCCAGGGGCTTCATGGGTGCAGTGCCTAGTTAGCTTTGGCGCTAATGAATATCTCAGCCTTGGGGGCGCTACTGATTCAGACAATCGCGTTGTGGGCTTGCTGCTGATCAATATCTTCACGGCTCAAGGTGTTGGGCCTGGCGCAAACTATGTAATCGGAAAACGCATACGGGACCTCTACAATAGGGCCAATGTGTCGGGGGTTTACTTCGATGCTGTCAACGGTCCATCAGTGCTGGCCGCCCCAGCTCCTGAGGGCTACTTTCAAACTCAGGTCCGTGTGACCTTTGAATCCATCGAGGAGCTGTAAGCATGGCTTTCTATCGCGGCGAGGAGGGCAGCGTTAAGTTTGACGATGCTGGCTCCTCTGCCTCTGCAATCACTTCTACCCGTTCGTGGTCTCTGACGCTTGATAAGGCGGTACTGGAAACCACGTCAATGGGCGACACCTATGCGGCCAACATCGGCAGCATTATCAGCGGGTCAGGCTCAGTTGAGGTGATTTACACCGCATCATCAGCGGATGAAACTGCGGCGTTTATTGATCACATCAACACTGCCACGGACGAAGGCACAGCCTTGTTTGAGCTGTACTTGAGCACAACTGGCAGCAAGTCAATCAGTTTCGATGGGGTTGTCACTTCAGCCGAACTGACGGCCACTGTTGGCGAAATTGAGATTATCACGGTCAACTTTGTGACCAACGGCACCATCACCACTGCGCTCTGATCATGGCTTTTTACCGCGGCCAACAAGGCACCATTAAGTTCGACAAGGATGCGGGCGGCGCAGCTTTGTCTGAGATTGCGGCTGTTCGCTCATGGTCAATGAGCATCGAAAAAGAGCAGCTGGAGATCACTGACCACGGCGACACGTTTCGGGCGTATGTCGGCGGATTGGTTGGCGGATCTGGCAGTTGTGAACTGCTTTACGACGCCCCAAGCGCAGGCGACAAGCTTGACTTGATCAAGGAAGTTGTCACGACCGCCGACCCCGCTAACGCTGAGTTGGAACTGTATCTGGATGAAACAGGCGGCAAAAAAATCACCTTCACAGCTCTAGTTACTAGCGCTGAATATGGTGCTACGGTAGGCGAGCTTGAAGTCGTAACTGTGAACTTCACAGCGAACGGCACAATTACCCTGTCTGTTTGATGCCTGCGAACACTCGCACCGTTGATCTGCTGGTTGGGGCGTTTGACCTCAGCCAGCGCCGCAAGTACCAGCTAAAAAACGAAGCCGGCGAGGTGGTCGTTGATCTTTATTTCAAGCCGATCACCCGCGCGGATCGAAAGCGTGCGCAAGCACTGGCGCAAAGCGAAGAAGCGTTAGACATCAGCACACACATGCTGTGCCAGATGGCAGAACTTGAGGATGGCACCAAGGCATTCGCGGCGGCTGATGCGGTGAAGCTTCAGCGGGAGCTGCCGGAATCAATCCTTAATGAAATTGAGCTGTTCCTGTTTGGGCTTGGTGAGGAGCCTGACTTGGATGAAGCAAAAAACGACTGAGGCAGGACGGCTGGCTCTTCTTTGAGTTTCACCTGGCCTGCGAGCTTGGCATGACGGTCAGCAAGCTGCGGACTGAGCTGACTGACGCTGAGTTTGTTTACTTTGCCGCGTATTACGAGGTGAAGGGTGAGCGTGAACGTGAGGCAATGGATCGCGCGAAAGCAGCGCGCCGGTAAGATGTAAGCACTAGCGGGGTTGTTGTGGCTGAGGCAAATGTCAAGTTAACAGTTGACGCCCGGCCTGCTGTTCGCGCAACCAACGCTCTTAAGGCGGCAGTCGATAAAACGCAGCAAGCGGTTAAAAAGCTTGAGGGGGCTGTTCAAGGCACTGGTAGGGCTTTTAAGAGGTTAGGCCGTGCAGCAGTAGGAGCCCTCCGCAAGATTGGGGACGCCGCCAAAGCTGCTATATCAGCCATGGGCGGCTTGGCTTCAGTAATTGCTCCTGTCGCTGCTTTGTATGGGGCGATCAACTTTTTAAATGACAGTCTGAAGGTGCTGGGTGAGC